AGAGACGCCTCAACGATCCCGGCGCCTCATGGTCGACCGACGACCTACGCCGCGTCGCCGACCGGCTCTCCCGCCTCGCCGACGCCCTCGACGACCTCGCCTATCGGCGGGACCGCGACGGCTGACGATCCTCGACGACAACGCCCCGCCCGGGATCCCGGGCGGGGCGTTTTCTGTCTGTGAAAGTGTGACAGATCGCGACAGATCGCGACAGATCGCGACGTCGGCCCTAGACAGACCGGGCCGCCCTGGCCGACCGTGGCGCCCATGGGCCGAACCCTCGACCGTCTGCGGGCCGCCGTGTCGATACCGGCGCCCCCCTCGTTCGCACCGATCGCCGCCCCATGGCAGGTCGAGTCGCCGTGGGCCGCCGACGACGTGTTGACCCGGGTCACGTTCGCCGACCTCTACGGGCCGATCGACCCGAACCTCTGGCCCGTCGGCCGGGCACAGGCGATGAGTGTCCCGGCGGTCGCCGCCGCCTATTCACGGATCGTCGGGACCCTGTCCCGTCTCCCGCTCGTCGGGACGGATCCGGCGGGCGCCCCGTGGGCGACCGATAACGGGTTGCTCTCGCAGCCCGATCCCGGGATGCCTCACACGACGACGATGCGCGACACCCTCGCCGACGTCCTGTTCACGGGCCGCGCCTATTGGGGCGTGACGGCCGTCTATCGCGAGACGGGCCGACCCCGCGACGTCGTCAACGTCCCGGTCGCCGAGGTCGACGTCGACGAGCTCGGCCGCGAGACCGTGACCGCGTCCTACCGTGACTGGTTGTCTCGGGCGCGTGGGCTCGCCGTGATGCTCGGCGGGACCTACCTGCTGCGGTTCGACGGGCCGATCCCGGGCGGGCTGCTCGGGATCGGGCAGGTCACCCTACGGGCCGCCGCGAGGTTCGAGCGGGCCGTGCTCAAGGCCGCCGATAACCCGGTCCCGTCGGTCGAGTTGCACGTCGAGGTCAACGAATTGATCGCGGCGTGGGAACAGGCACGCCGCGGGCACGGCGTCGGCTACACCAACGCCGCGATCGAACTAAAGACGCACGGGCAGCAACCCGAACAACTGTTGATCGAGGGCCGCAATCAACAGGCCGTCGACGTCGCCCGCCTCGCCGGGATCCCGGCCGCCTCGATCGACGCCGCGTTGCCCGGCGCCTCGCTGACCTATGCGAACCTCGTCGACCGTCTGCGGGACCTGATCAACCTCGGGCTACAGAACTACGCCGCCCCGTTCTGCGCCCGCCTCACGATGGACGACGTGACCCCGCACGGGACGAGCGTCGCGTTCGACTATGACGAACTGTTCCCGCCCGTGACCTCGGCGCCCGTCGAGGTTCCCTCAACGCAAGGGGTTACGCCGTGACACGCTCGACCGTCCTCACCCTGACCGCGGCGGCGCCGACCGTCGACGCCGTCACTATCTCGGGCACCGTGACCGCGGCCGACGCCGCGACCCGCACCCTGACCGGGCGTTGTGTCCTGTTCGGTCAGACGGGTGAGACGTCGGTCGGCCCGGCCCGGTTCGCGCCCGGCGCCCTGGCGGCGTCGGATCCGCGGCGGGTCAAGTTGCTCGTCGAGCACGACGTGTCCCGGGTCGTCGGGTACGCGACGGCCGTCGTCGAGGACGCGCAGGGCGTGACGGCGACATTCCACGTTCCCGCGGGCGCCGCGGGCGACGAGGTCCTCGCCTCGGCCGCGGCCGGTCTGCGCGACGGGCTCTCGGTCGGCGTGGGGATCCTCAACGCGACGCGCGGGACCGATGGGGCGATCGAGGTCAGCCGTGCCGAGTGGCGCGAAACCTCGGTCGTCGCGTTGCCCGCGTTCACGGGTTCGGTCGTCAGCAACGTCGCAGCCTCGGCGCCCGTCGCCCTGGCCGCCGCGCCGGCGGCCGGGCACGTGGTCGCGCCGATCCTCACGCCGTCCGTGCCCGCGACGCTGACCGCGCCGCGCCGGGTCGACCTCTCGGCGGCGTTCGACGCCATGGCCGCGGCGTTCCGAGACGGCGGCGTCGAGGGTCTGCTCGCCGCGGCGACCGGCCGCATGATGACCGGCGCCCTGACCGACGTCGTCCTCCCGTCCCCCGGCGGCGGCGCCGGGCAGGATCTCCGAGACGCGATGATCCCGCCGCAGTGGATCGGCGAACTGTGGCAGGCACGCAACGCGGGCAAGCGGCCGCTGATCGACTCGATCCAACGTAAGCCGCTGACGTCATACCGGGTGACCGGCACGCAACGCACGTATCCGGCGTGGGGCGTCGACGTCTATGCGGGCAATAAGACCGCGATCCCGTCGCCCGGGACCTACTCCCTCGTCGTCGTGTCCAAGGACGCGACCCGGATCGCGGGCGGGCACGATTTCGACCGGGTATTCCTTGACTTTCCCGCCGACTACGGGTCCGGCTCGTTCCTCGATTCCTACTTTTCCGATCAGACCGACAACTATCTCGAACTGACCGAGTCGCAGGTCGCGACCGAACTCGCCGCCGCCGCATGGGATACCGGTTTCGCCGCCGACGTCCTCGCCGGGCTGACCTCGCTCGCCGCCTACCTCGGCGCCCGCGGCGCCTCGGTCGATTTCGTCAAGGTCGCCCCCGACCTCTACGCCGCCGCCCTGGCGATTCCCAAGAGTGAGGCGCCGTGGCTGATCGACGGGTCGGCGAACCTCAACGACTCATCGGCGAACGTCGGCGGGCTCAACATCAGGGCCGAGGCGTCGTTGCCCGCGGCGACCATGGTCGCAGGGGACCGGCGTTGCGCGACGTTCTACGAATGGAAGAACCCGCCCTTGCGGGTACAGGCCGTCAACATTCCCAACGGCGGCGTCGACCTCGCCGTGTTCGGCTACACGACCCTGATCGTCAACGACGCCGCCTCGGTCGCGACCGTCACGATCGGCGTCGACCCGGGCGGCGCCCGCTCGTCCCGCTCGTCGAGCAAGGCCGCCGCGGCGTCGTGACCGGACCCGCGCCGATCGAGCCCTCGTGGCTGCGCCCTGACCACGTCAGGGCGTGGCTGCGGCTGCCCGCCGACCTCGACGCCGATCTCCTGTCGGCGTGCGCCGCCGCGGTCGAGCCGCAAGTGCAGCGATACCGGCCCGATCAGTGGGTCGTCACGATCACGGCCGACGTCGAGACGCGGGTCTATGTACCCGATCCCGAGGTCTATCAGGCGGGCGTCATGCTCGCCGCCCGGCTCTACCGCCGCCGCAACTCGGCCGCCGGGATCGAGACGTTCGCCGACTCGATCCTCTACGTCGCGAAATACGATCCCGAGATCGAGCGGGCGTTGCGGTCCGGCTCGTGGCGACGGGCCGTGATCGGATGATCGACCTCGCCTCGGCGGCGTGGGACCTCGTCGCCGACCTGACCGCGGCCGGGATCTCGGCGACGATCGAGCCTCGCGACCTCAACCCGCCCGGCGTCCTCGTCCCGCCGCCCGTGATCGACTGGCGGTTCGGCAAGGGCGCCGACCTGACGTTCGAGATCGTCTGCGCCGTACCCGATACCGGGGCGGCCGGGTCGTTGCCGACGGTCTCGGCCCTCGTCGACGACGTCCAGACGGCCCTACGGGGCGCCGTCACGGCCGGGCGGCCCGCCTCCCTCGATACCGGATCGGGCGGGCCGCCGCTGCCCGCCTACACGTTGACCGTGACCCGCAAACTGCCCGAGAGGACACCATGACGACCCCGCCCCGCCCCGACGAGGACGACCCGACGACGACGGTCGTCGAGGTGACCGAGACCGAGACGACGACGACGACGGTCCCGGCCGACGCCGCCGCCCTGGCCGACGACACCGACACCGACGGCGAGCCCGCCGACGGCGCGCAGCACACCCGAGAGGACGACACACCATGACCGCTCCGACGGCGCCGACGACCGTTGCCCGGTTCGGCCCGGGGACCCTGACGATCGGCGAGACCGGGACGGCGATCGACTGTTCGTGCCTCGTCAACGGCGCCCGGATCGCCAGTTCCAAGGACGAGACGGATCCGACGACCAAGTTGTGCGGGACGGTCCGGCCCGGGACGACCAAATACACGTTCGAGTTGTCGGGCAACGTCGACGTCGATATCGCCGACTCGGCCGGTCTGTTCGCCCTCTCGCAGTCCTCGCCCGGATCCGAACAGGCGTTTACGTTCGTCCCGAATACCGAGGCCGAGACCTCGGCCGCGGGTGTCCTCGTGATCGACCCGCTCGATTTCGGCGCCGACGAGTACGGCGCCGACCTCACGTCCGATTTCACGTTCCGGATCGTGGGGACGCCCGTCTACACGTACCCGACCGCGGGACCGTGACCGGCGCGACGACGGTCCGCGTCGAGGGCGCCAAAGAGTTACGGGCGACGATGAAACGGGCCGGGTCCGACCTCGCCGATTTCGCGGCCGCGAACGCCGAGGCGGGCTCGATCGTCGTCGCCGAGGCGCCCGGGTGGATCCATTCGCAGTCGGGCGCCCTGGCGGGCTCGATCCGCGCCGGTAAGGCCAAGACGAACGCGACGATCCGCGCCGGCGGCGCCAAGGTCCGTTATGCGGGCGTGCATGAGTGGGGATGGCCCGCCCGTCATATCCCGCCGCGCCCGTTCCTGACGACGGCCGCCGCCGTGACCGAACCTCGTTGGACCGCCGTCTATTTCGCCCGCCTAGAGGCGATCGTCGGCAAGATCAGGGGAGCATGAGTGACCGTCAAACTCTCGACGCCGCGTCTGCGGGTCGTGCTCGACGAGGACGCGACCGAGGCCGACGTCTTGACCGTGCAGACGACGAACGTCGACCTCGTCCTCGCCGAACGGACCGGCCGTCGCCACAAGTGGGGACCGATCAGCGAGTCGCCGTTGGCCTATCAGACGTTCCTCGCGTGGGCGGCGTTGCGCCGCCGCGGGCTGATCGCCGACGCCGTCACGTTCGAGGCGTTCGAGTCCGAGGCCGTGTCGATCTCGGCCGTCGACGACGACGACGAGGCCGACCCCGGGACCCCTACCGGGCCGGATCACGGATCCGGCTGATATGTGAGATCGCCGTCGCGACCGGGACGATCCCGGCGGCGTGGTTCGACGAGGACAACGACGTGATCGCGACCGTCGTCGACATATTGCAACGCAACAACGACGAGGCGAGGTGACCGGGTGGGCGTCAAGTCGGCGATCCTCTCGGTCAAGATCCTCGTCGATCAGGCCAAGGCCGCCAAGGATCTCGACAAGGCCGGATCGGCGGTCGGCAAGTTCGAGACCGGCGTCGGCAAACTTGCCCTACCCGCCGCCGCCGTCGTCGGCGGGATCGCCGCGATCGGTAAGTCGGCGATCGACGCCGCCTCGGACGCCGAGCAGGCCATGGGCGGCGTCGACTCTGTGTTCGGCAAGTCGGCCGACAAGATCAAGGCATGGTCGGATCAGTCGGCCGCCTCGGTCGGTCTGTCCAAGACCGAGTACGGCAACCTCGCGACCCTGATCGGCGCGCAGTTGACCAACCTCGGCGTCCCGCTCGATCAGGCCGCCGGGTCGACCAACGACCTGATCGCCCTCGGCGCCGACCTCGCCGCGACGTTCGGCGGGTCGACCGCCGACGCCGTCTCGGCCCTCTCGTCGGCCCTGAAGGGGGAGGCCGACCCGGCCGAACGTTACGGGCTCTCGCTCAATCAAGCGACGATAAACGCCGCCCTGGCCGCCAAGGGCGCCGACAAACTGACCGGCGCCGCCAAGTCGCAGGCCAAGGCCGCGACGATCCTCGAACTCGCCACCAAACAGGCGGGCGGGTCGATCGGGCAGTTTGCCCGCGAGTCCGACTCGGCGTCCGGGTCGGCGCAGATCGCCAAGGCCAAGTTCGCCGACGTGACCGCGGCCCTCGGCGCGCAACTGCTGCCCATCGTCACCAAGGTGACGACGGCCCTCGGCGGGCTCGCGACGTGGATCTCGGAGAATCAACGTCTCGTGTCGATCCTGATCGGCGTCGTCGGCGGGCTCGCCGTCGCGATCCTCGCCGTCAATACGGCGATGAAACTCGTCAAGGCCGCGTCGACCGTGTTCTCGCTTATGACGTCGCCGATCGGGCTCGTCGTCCTCGCGATCGCCGCCGTGATCGCGATCGTGATCCTGTTGTGGACTAAGTGCGAGTGGTTCCGGAACCTCGTCCTCGGCGCGTGGGACGCGATCCGCACGGCCGCCGAGGTCGCATGGGCCGCCGTGTCGACGGCCGTCATGGCCGTGATCAACGCGATCGTCGTCGCCGTCAAGGCCGCGTCGGCGGCGATCGGCCGGGCGTGGGACGCGATCCGGTCGGCCGCCGTGACCGCATGGAACGCCGTCAAGGCCGTCGTCTCGGCCGTGATCGGGTGGATCACGTCGCAGTGGCGCGGTTTCGTCTCGACCCTGACCGGCATATGGGGCGGGATCAAGGCGATCGCAACGACCGCATGGAACGCGATCAAGGCGCCGATCTCGGCCCTGATCGGGTGGATCACGTCGCTGTGGCGCGGGCTCGTGACGACCGTCGGCAACATATGGGCCGGTCTCGCCGCGGTCGCCTCGACCGCATGGAACGCGATCAAGGCGCCGATCTCGGCCGTCGTCGAGTGGATCACGTCGCTGTGGCGCGGGCTCATGGCGACGATCGGCAACATATGGGCCGGTCTCGCCGCCCTGGCGAGCACGGCGTGGAACGCGATCAAGGCGCCGATCTCGGCCGTCGCCGAGTGGATCACGTCGCTGTGGTCGGGTCTCGTCAACGCCGTCGGCGCCATATGGGGCCGGATCGCCTCGGCCGTGACCGCCGCGATCGCCCCGATCAGGGCGGCGATCGAGGCGATCCGGTCCGTCTGGGATTCCACGGTCGGCGCGATCGAGGGCGCGATCGGCAAGGTCAAGGGATGGATCGACGGCGTCAAGTCCGGGATCGGCGGGATCGTCGACAAGATCACCCCATGGGCCGCCGCGCCGGCGGCGCCGGTCGTCGTCACGCCCGCCGGTCTGCGCCGCCCTGGCGGCCCGGCGTCGGCCGGTCCCCTCTCGGCGGGCGGGTCGTCGGGCGGGCAAGTCATCAACCTGACGATCAACGGCGCGATCGACGCCGACGGGACGGCCCGGACCGTGTCCCGTGTCCTGTCGGCCCGGGTCCGACGGGTCGGCCCGATCCGCCTCGGCGGCGTCCTCGCATGACCGCGCCCCCGTTCGTCCCGCCGACCCCGATCCGTTGCGCCGTCCGGATCCAAGGTCAGACCGTGCAGGACGGGTCCGACCCGGACTCGACCGACCCGACCGTCCTGTCGGGTCTGCGGATCACGTGGGGACGCTCGACGACCGTCGATCAGCCCGACTCGGCGAGCGTCGCGTTCGACGTCGAGGACCGGTCGGGTAATCGGACGTTCGCCCGGCTCGCCTCACTCGGCCGGATCGTCGAGGTCACCGCGACCGGGACGACGTACACGGCCGAGACGGCGCCGACGTTCCTCGACCCCGGGTTCGAGGCCGTCCCCCTCGGCCCGGCCGGGCCGCGGGCACGGGCCGACGCCGCCGTCACGGCGACGGTCGAGGCGGGACCGGCCGGGCACCGTCTGCGGGTCGCGCAACGCCCCGGGCAGGTGGGCAACGCGGGCGGCGTCCTCATCCCCCCGGCGGCGTTCGGCGACCCGTCGGACCCGGCCGTGTGGGACGCGATCCCGGTCGCGCAGCCCGGGCAGCCGTGGTCGGTCACGATCGCCGCGATCACCCGGGCGCCCGGGTCCCGCCTCTACGCCTACGCCGCGCAACTCGTCACCCCGTGGGATCCGAACCCGTCCCGGCAGTCACTCGGCGAGATCCCGGCCGCCGCCCTGGCCGACTGGACCGTCACCTATACGCCGTCACACCCGGGCTCGTGGCAAGGGCTCTACGTGACGGGCAACCCGTCCGGGTACCGGTGGGCCGACGTCGACCCGGCCGTCACGTGGGCGACGATCGACCCGGCGTTGACCTGGCAGGCCGCGGGCGGGTTCACCCTCGACGGCGTCGATATCGCCCACCCCGCCGGGTCGATCGACCGGACCGTCCTCGCGTTCGTCGGCCGGATCACTGACGCCGAGGCCGCATGGGACGAGGGCGTCGGCGCGTGCATCGTCAACGTGATCGCCGCCGACAACGCCGCCGAACTCGCCAACCGCGACGTCGGCGCCGAACCGTGGCCCATGGAAACCCTCGCGTCCCGGGCCGCCCGGATCCTGGCAGCCTCGGGCGCCGCGGGCGTGACCCTGTTCGTCGACGACGCCCCGGGCGCCTACCTCGTGGGCCGCGTCGACGTCGACCGCCAACAGGTCTATCCGATGCTCGCCGACCTCGCGACGACCGCCGACGCCGTCCTGTGGTCGGCCGGGCACTCGACGACGGGCGCCTATCTGCGGATCGAGGATCCGCACGCCCGCCCGCCCGTCCGGGTCCTGATCGACGACGGCGGCGTGATCGTGATCGGCTCGGGAGGCTCGTCCTCGACCGTGATCTCGGCGTGCGAGTTCGACCTCGAACCCGTCCGGTACCTACAGACCAACAGCGATATCGCGACCCGGACGGTCGTCTATTGGGACGATCAGACGGGCGCCCCGGATCCCGTGCAACGGTCGGCGACGACGATCGACGCCGCCGCCGAGGCGCCCGACGGTCTGTGGGGCGTCCGGCGGGTCACCGTCACGTCGCAGTTGACGACCGAGGCCGACGCCCTGGCCGTCGGCGCCGGTCTGCTGCGCCGCCTCGGGCCGCCCTCGGACGCCGACGACGAATCGGCCTCATGGCGCATAGGCGGGCTGACCTACCGGGTCGAACCCGACGCCGACACGGCCGCCGTCGCGACGGCCCTCGCCCTGCTCGACGACACGACCCGGATCGGGCGACCCGTCACCGTGACGGAACTACCCGGGTGGTCGCCGATCCCGGGATCCGCGGCCGGATATCTGGAGGGCGGGATCTACCGGTTCGAGGACGGCGCGTGGGCTCTCGACCTGCTGATCTCCTCGGCGACCGGGCTCGGCGCCTCGGCCGCATGGGCCGACCTCGACCCGGCGTGGGCGTGGGACGAGTTCGATCCCGGGATCCGTTGGATCGACCTCGTCGGCGTGGGCGCCGATACCGACACCGAGAGGGCACCATGACGACGACCGAGTTGACACCCGAACAGTTCGCCGAACTCGTCGGCGACTACCTCGACGGCCGCGCCGGCGGGGCGACCCCCGGCGGGCTGCCCTACCCGTTGCCGACCGAACCCGTCGCGCAGGGCGCCGCCGCGATCCAAGCGCTCGCCCTGGCGCTCGACCCCTACCTCGCCGGGTCCTACCGGATCCACAACGCGCTCGACACCGTGACGGTATCGAGCGGCCCATGGTCCGGAATCGGGATCAAGACGGTCGAGACGTTCCAAGGGTCCGAGATCGTCGCCTCGGGCAACGGGTTCGCCGTGACCCGCGCCGGACTGTATGACGTCGCCCTGTCGATCCAATGCGGCAACGCCAACGCGACCGCCGTCACGATCGGCGTCGGAGTCAACGCCGCGAACGGGCCGGGCTCGACCATGCGCGCCTCGACGAACCCGGGCGGCGCCGGGCTCGTGATCCTCTACGCCGGGCTAGTGCGCCTCGCCGCGGGCGACACGATCGGCGCCATGGTCAGCCACAACGCCTCGACGACGCTGACCTTCACCAATCGCCGATTCTCGCTGCGGCGCGTCGGCAACTAGGAAAGGGATCCCCCGATGAGTTATTACGACGTCGCCACGATGAGCGCCGACCCCGACCTCACGTCCCGGGTCGCCGCATGCGCCGCGCAGGAGGGCCGCCCGGATCCGCGGGAGTGGGCGGCCGACAACATGTTGACCCTTGCCGCGTCCCCCGGGTGGGGCGAGGCGTGGGCGTCCGCCCTGGCCGCGGGCAACGACTCCCCCGGCCGCGACGCCGCCGTGATCTCCGACGGGATGATCCTCTCGGCCGTACAGGCCGCGGCGTGACGTGGCGCCCCGTTGGTGGGGCGCCGTCGTCTGGGAAGTGCTGCGCCGTCACTCACCCGGCGCCGCGGTCGCTGTGGCCGTCGTCGTCGTTGTTCGCCGTATCCGTACCCGCCGAGAGGACAAACCGTGACCGACGTCGTCAACGTCGAGGGCGGCCGGGATCCCGTGCTGCGCTCGCTGCTCGTCGACAAACTCGCCGAGGGCGCCCACGAGGGCATGCGGCGTTACGCCGCCGGGCGTGGGCTGCCCGACGTCCCGCCGTGGGACGACCTCGGCGACGACGCCCGTAACCTCGTCCGGGCCGCGATCACGCGCATATTCACCCGGCTCGCCTCGACGATCGACGAGTTGCGCGCCGAGGTCGGGCCGTGACCGCGTCCTACAACGGGTGGCCCACCTCGCAGGATCCGGCCGCGATCGGGATCGACCGCGATTTCGAGGTCGCAGGGGTCGAGTTCCCGGGCGGCGTCCGCGGCGGCGACGTCGCCGCCGTCCTCGGCTACGTGTTCGGCGAGATGCACAAGCGGGTCGAGCCGTTGGTGCCCGGGTGGTGCTGGGGCTACACGTACAAGGCCAACGTCAACAACCCGTCGCAGATGAGTTGTCACGCCAGCGGGACGGCGGGCGACTACAACGCCCCGAATCATCCCAACGGGACGAGCACGGGACCCGGCGGCGGCGGCGGGTGGACCGGCGCGCAGTACGCCGAGATAAACGCGATTCTGGCCGAGGTCGATCACGCCGTCGATTGGCTCTCGGGCAACGACCCGATGCATTTCGAGATCGACGTCGACGCGGGCGAGCTGGCCCGCGTCGCCGCCTCCCTACCCGAGACCGAGGACGACATGCCACTAAACGACGCCGACAAGGCGTGGATCGTCGACGCGATCGCCGACGGTCTGACCAAGGCTCTACGTCAGGACAAGGTGATCATTACCGACGACCGGGCCGCGACGCCCAACGATTACGCCTACACGTTCGAGACCGGGATCGAGCGGATCCTCCGGATCACGACCGGG